ACATTGGCATATATGCCTCCTATTTTAAATGATTATCATAATGTAGTCTATAGAGTCTCCTTTCTGTTAATATTACCCAACTGTAAATATTTCGCCATTACCAGTAACTGGTTCTATGGCTTCAGAGTCATTAGGTAATTTTGTTGTTATTGAATCTTTTGCAGCGTTCATTTCGATAGTATGTCTTCTATGTATAGTATCAAACTGATGTTTTAATTTAGTGATTATGTATTTTCCAGAGTAGTATGCATCAAACTCTTTACCCTCATGTGTTCTGCCTGTTACAGGCAATCTTATATTAATAGTTTCACCTACTGATATTGTATTATTACCATTTACTTTTAACGCAATATTAATTCCAGTATTAAGTTCTGCAAGTTTAGATTTTCTTTGTAAAAAGTTATTTGTTAAACCATTTGATGCATATGAATAACTTGATGTTTCATTTGTTTGAGTCGCATCAGTTCCAGAAATAGATGTTGGTTGCAGAAATATTCTTGCATCTGAAAACATTCCTACATTGTTTCCAAATTCATCAATACTGTTATTGTTATATACTGGATTGGGTGCTATTGTTTTGTTTTCCTCAAAATCTGCAAAGTAACCATAACGATTAACTTCGTATGTCTTCTTATATATATCATATTTGATTATTTTAGAACCTAACATTCCACTCATTGTATTTAACAACATATCATTGTTTGAACTAATTGCCATTTCTAAGGGTCTTTCAAAATCCTGTTGCACATCTACAGTTTTACCATTTATCAAACCAACATCACCCATAGAATAATCTCCTACTGGATCAGTTTCCATAATGCGATCTAAAGTTTTTAAATGCAATCCCTTTATATTTTCGTAAAATACAAAATTTTGTGTACCATTGGTGCTGATAGATTCATTTACAAGATTATTAATAAATATATATGGTTTATAATTAGGACTTACTACTTTTCTGATACCTCTAGTATCTTGAATATATAATTTTTTCTTTGTATTGATATATCTTGGATTTTTTAAAATATCTTTTATAATATTTGATGTCGTATCTGTGTACGACCTAGAAACTCGTACTCTATTGTTTCTAATTAACTCTGGTGTGATAAAACTCAATGTTAGTGCTTGTGCATTTTTACTTATGTCTAATTTAGAAATAACTTTATGAATATTGAATGTAAAATTTACATCAAATTCTTCTAAAGATGGTGTTCCAAACTTTAAAGTTAAAAACTCTTGACCAATAATAGGGCCATTTTCTGATATATTGTTGACATCTAGCAATATTAAGTTTCCAGATAAAGACGGAGAAAATAAATCTTCATATATTTCAAAACCAATAACATTATCACCATTCGTAAAATCAAAAACTCTACCAGCAGAAGTATGTATTTTTAGTTCTTTTATATAGAACTCACCAGCATATTGAATTTGTTGTTCCATTATAAAGTAGATTCTTTCATTAAATTTTCATATTCTTCTACAAATTGTTCTATATATATTGGGTCTAGAAGTCTTATTCTTCTTAACTCATCTTGTCTATTTTCTTCATATTGTATATTTGTAATAATAGTTGCATTTGGATAATAACTTACATCATTATCATGGATTGCTGCATTTGCATATACTTCTATAGTTTTAGTTGTATCTCCAGATGATTGTGGAATTTCATAATGATGGACTCCATTTGGATTTGGATACTTGTCTTTTACAAACTGTAAAAACTGTGAATATCTCAAAGGCCATTGATGATATACATCTGTTATATCATTTACCAATAATACAACCCAATGTAATTCTGGATTATCATACAATTTATCTGCAATAGACTCTGGTGAATCACCATCTTTAACATCATATGTGTCGTAGAAAAGAGTATTACTCTTTACTTTCTGACGAATTGCTACTCGTCTTAAAAGATTTTTAACGTCTTTTGTTTGACCTGTTCCAGTAGAGTCATATGGTATTGTTGGGAATTGTTTAAAATACATTAGTAACCCTCTGCAACTCTTTCTTTTGTAATAATTTCCATCTCTTGGAAGTTAAGTGTCATTTCTGTTACCATTGGTGGAGCTCCATCATCATCTGCTGTAAAGGTTTGATACTTACCTTCTCCACCATACTTGATGTCCATTGATTCTAACACACAAGTTGATATTTTATGTAGATAATGATTCTCTGCACCATTATACATATACTGAATGTCAAATGTGTTTGGAACTGTTAGTCTTCTGGAAGACCTATCTCCATCTACAAACTCTGGTAACATATTTAGTTTAAATGATGCAACAATCTTTCGTATCTCTTGCATTTCAGCTGAAGATTTAGGCACCATTTTAAATTGATAACTAAACTTTCTTTTGCCAATACCCTTAAAAAATAATTCCATTTTTGGTGCTTTGATATATCCTCTAGCTGCAAAGAAAACATCTTTTGCACCTTCAATGCCTGGGATAACTGATAAAAGTCCTATACCTTTATTAATCATACCTTCACCAACATTTTTACCTAATTTACTAATAGCTTCTTTTGCAATCGTCAAACCACCTTTATCAGTATTCATTAGATCATCATATATTTTAGCACCTGCTGCTGCAGCATCTCCCACAACTTCATCTTGATATTGAGCACCATATGAAACTGCAACCATTTGAGGCATATACAATGTAATCGCAGTATCCATTCTTACAGTTGCTTGTCTTTGTACTGCAACAGTTGAACCACCACTTCTCTTTGATTTTATTGGAGGACTTAAATCATCAACTTGTGTCAAAACATTATTATTAACTTGACTTTTGTGACCACTTGTATTTTTCTTTTTTGCATATTTACCACTAGAAGTTAATTCATTTAAATAGTCTGGTATTTTTCGTTCTTTTGATGCTTTTTTTGTATTTTGTTGTCCTTCAGAACTTTTAGATTCTTCTTTTCCAAAAGATAGTTTTGAGTTACTTTGTTTATTAACCATGAACATAATGTAATGTCCTTGATTTCCTAGGCCTGGACTACTTATCACATCTAATGGAAACTGAAAACTTTTGGTATCATATTTATGTCCTGAAAGTGATTTTGTGTCTGAACTAAAACCACTTTTACTACCAGTTATTCCTAATAATCCAGGCAGATTACCAGCAACTTTTCTTAATGCTTTTCCAGCTATTCCTTGTGCTGCACCTTTTAGAAAGTCTATTGCCATGTATAAATACTCCTGTAACTTCTATTTATAAAGATTAACATGGCATATCGTGGTAAATACATTCCTAATAACCCTAAAAAATACAAGGGTAATCCGTCTAAAGTGATATATCGTTCACTTTGGGAACGTAAACTTATGGTCTATTGTGATATGAACGATAAGATACTTGAGTGGGGTTCAGAAGAAATCATCATACCTTACATATCGCCTTGGGATGGTAAGATGCACAGATACTTTCCAGACTTCTATATGAAAGTCAAACAAGTGAATGGTTCTACTAAGAAGTTTATAGTAGAGGTAAAACCAAAGTATCAATGTGTATCTCCAACAACAAATCCTAAACGTAGAACTAAAAGGTGGTTGAATGAGGTTAAGACTTACACAATCAACCAAGCCAAGTGGAAATATGCAAATGAGTTCTGTGAACTTAATGATATGGAATTTAAAGTCTTTACTGAAGACCATTTAAATATAAAGTATAAATAGAAGTATGGCACAGAGTAAATTTATACAATCAGTTGTTGCAGCTGCAAAAGGAAGACCAAAGTCTACACAATGGTATCGTGATAAGATTAAGGAATTTGGTAAGCCAGGTGCAATGGACTTAATACGAGATGGAAAGAGAAATAACAATCCTTTCTTTGGTCGTTTGAATATGTTCTTTTATGATCCAAAACATAAAAAGAAATTACCTTATTATGATTCGTTTCCTTTAGTGTTACCACTAGAACCATATTCAGATGGATTTCTAGGTATTAATCTACACTATCTACCTATGACAATAAGACTTCAGTTGTTAGATAAATTAGTAGACTATAGTAATAATACAAAGTTTGATGAAAGCACTAGACTTGCAGTTGATTATAGTAAACTTAAATCGATTAAATTAATTAAACCAACACTCAAGAGATACCTTTCTGGACAAGTAAAGACACAGTTTCGTAGAATAGATGCAGATGAATTTACTGTTGCAGCTTTACTACCAATTGCGAGATGGAAAAAAGGTTCTATCCAAGATGTGTATAGAGACAGTAGGAGTATGATATAATGCCAACAGGATTCGGTGGATTAATAGATGCAGTTGCATATGGTACATTAAATGAAGTACTTGGTATGGGTCGTAGTCGTGATGGTATTGCAAAAGCAAATCGTTACGAGGTTACATTGTTTCCACCAACTGGAAGTAGAGGAACAACAGCATCTGGTAACACTAATGTTTTTACAAAAATTATGGGTGAGTTGTTAGGTGATGGAACTGTTCGTGCAACTGGACTTAAATGTGAAAGTATATCTATGCCTGGTAGGAATATTGATACTACACCAGATACAAACATCTATGGGCCAGAAAGAGAGATTGCATCTGGGTATAGTTTTGCAGACATAACAGCATCTTTTCAATGTTCAACTGACTTGAAAGAAAAAAAGTATTTAGAAGTATGGCAGAAACTTGCATTTAACTCACAAACTTGGGCTATGGGTTATTATGATGATTACGTTGGAAAAGTACAAATACATACATTAAATGAACAAAATGATAGAGTGTATGGTATAGAACTTGTCGAAGCATATCCCAAAACTATAGGAGCTCAAGCTCTAGGTTATGCATCTAATAATCAGTATCTAACTATAGATGCTACGTTTTCCTACAGATATTGGAAGAACTTAACAGACGAAGCAAACTTACCAAAACCCCTACTTGATAGAATTGCAGAAAGTGCTGTGAATACTGTAACGAGAAAAATTACTTCTCAAATACCATCAGTATTACGCAGATTATAATATAATAAAGGATGAAATATTATGGCGTTACCAAAACTCAATAATCCAACCTATGAGTTGGAACTTCCCTCTACTGGAGAAAAACTTAAATACAGACCATTTTTAATTAAAGAACAAAAAATATTAATGATGGCACAAGAATCTGGAGATGAAACTCAACTGATGGAAGCTATGATTAATCTAGTTTCTGCTTGTACCTTTGGAAAAATTGATGCAAGTCTATCTCCAGTTTTTGATGTGGAATATCTATTCTTACAAATAAGGGCAAAATCTGTTGGAGAAACAACAGAACTTAGTATCATATGTCCAGATGATGGTAAGACACAAGTTCCTGTAAAACTAAATATACAGGATATATCTGTGAATATGACAGAAGATCATACAAATATTGTTGAATTAACAAAAGATGTAAGTATGCATTTTAGATATCCTATTTTATCTGACCTAAAAGGACTAAAAACTGGTGCTTCTGAAATGGAAACTCTGTTCCATGTCATAAATAACTGTGTAAGCGAAATACATGAAGGTGATGATGTGTATCGTAGAATTGATATGTCAGATAAAGAAGTTGATGATTTTGTAGATAGTCTTTCTGGTACACAATTTGAAAAAGTTACTGAATTTTTTCAAACTGCACCTAAGTTACGTCATGTAATTGAAGTGTTAAATCCAAAGACTAAAAAGAAAAGTGAGGTAGTTTTGGAGGGCCTCACCGATTTTTTAGAATAGGACTATCTCACGATAGTCTATTTAATTATTATAAAACTAACTTTGGTATGATGCAACATCATAAGTATAGTTTAACAGAACTTGAAAATATGTTGCCATGGGAAAGAGAAATATACGTTGGTATGTTGATTGCATACATTAAAGAGGAAGAAGAAAGAATAAAGAGAGAAGAACAACAACAAAAGAGATAGGGAGAGAGACTATGGCCGAAGTAACAAAGACTGTAGACCCAAAGATTGCAGCGAAAGATACAAATGGAGATGGACATATTTCTTTAGAGGAATATGAGTTGGATATGGAATTTAAACGTAAAGAATTAGAAG